ATAACTGTTGATGTTCCGGCAGGACTTACATAGACTAATCCGCCACCACTGTTGACATATAAAATTCCACCACCAGCAGGTGTTGCTGGTACCCCTAAAGACTCTTGTAAATACAGTACGCAAAAATTATGAACACCATTATTAACATTGCAAATATCCAAGGTATAAGCAGGTGATGATGTTCCTATTCCAACGTTGCACCCCTCTCCAACCACAACCCCACCAAGAACAATTGAGTTTGATGTGGACACAATGGCATTAGGGCCGATAGCTGCAATGTTTGTTAAATTGTCAGCAGATGCTGTCGCACCACTTCCAAGAAATAAGCTGTAATTTAAGTTTAAGAATGTGTCAGCTATTTGATCTCCAACCCCAACATTGAACGCACCTATCGTCAAGTCACTAAAATTATTATTCCCGACGGATACATTTCCAGTCCCCGTCGTTAAACTATTTAAGTTCGATGTTCCAAATGCAAAATTAGCAGAACCACTCGTCAGCGCTTGTAAATCATTAATCCCAATTGATAAATTAAAAGTTCCAGTAGTGGCTGTATTTCCTGATAAATTACCAATGAACATATTGTGATTTGCATCACTCTCATAAATTCTTGGAAAAGTAGTAGCGCCTACTGCATTCAATGCAGCAACAGACGCAGTTAATGCAGTACCATCTAGCTGGAAAGTATTTCCACCAGCCCTGCTAAAATTAATCGCATCCGTTGCAATGGTTACGGTGCTGTTTGTTCCTTTGCCATCCTGTAATGGATTTAAAGTAGCGCTTAATCCCTGACCATTGTTTGTCGTGGTTAACAAGTCACCATAAGTTGAGCCGGGTAAAAATGTTGTTAAATTAGTCATGACCCATCCCAGTGCGCATCCTGTAGTAAATTTAATCGAACAGCAGCAGGTAAAGGAGATGGCATGTTCTCGCCTGTTCCCTGATATCCGCTAATAACATTGCCTGCTTGCAATGCTGTTAACCGTTGGTCTTCTGGTAATGTTTGAATACCATCGTCAGAACCACCCCATGTTGCCCATGCGCAGAACGTTAAGTTCTCCCAGGTAACGTTGGCGTTCTGAGCCCATCTCAATAAGTTAGGCTGTTGTGGTCTTGGCCATAAAATGGGAACGGGATCTGGAGGAACAATAGATGGCCTCAACTGGGGATTAGGCTTATCAACGTAAGGACGTCCAACCAAAAATCCAGTCCATATAAGCGCGTTACCACGCCATTCCATTTGCCTGAGTAAATCTTTGTGATGAAATACAAATCCCGTCTTATCGCATATGCCAAGCGCTTGGGGAGCCATCGGGTCAATGCTGACATGTTTTCCATGAGGTCTATACGTCATACTTGTGACCATCCCTGCATGTAATCGCCATACACACGAAGAGGAACACGCTCTCTGTCTTCTTGGCCAGCAATGGTATATTCCATCTCTGCCAATTGACCAAGCATCTGAACTTTTGCTAAATCTTTAACCTGCTTTACAGACAACATGTGCGCAAGCTTTGCTGTGAACGCCTCTAGAAATCTTGTTGGGATTTGGGCACAGTTAATCATCGTTCCAACATCTTGCATCTGCTGAATGAAAGTATAATGAATACAGTTAAAGTTCCCGTAAGGGACAGGCCAAATGTAAGCAACAGGAGATATTTGCCTGTTAATATAGAACGTGGAAGGTTGTCCTGTTTGGTTCTTGTTTGGTTGGGCTTGGTATTCAGCTCTTGATTGCCGATTAATAACAATATCCAAGATAGCGGTATTAAAGTACAACTCTTGAATGTTTAAGGTAGCGCCGCCCGTTTCTCTAACTCTAAAATAACTGCCATTAGTCGGTACAGCAATTGCAAACCATGTTAATACGCCTTGGGTATAAGTTTGTGCAGGAGGCGCCCCCACTTGCGTCCAGGTGATGTTGTCGTTGGAAAATTCAAAAACCAGCGTATAGATATCTGTAACATTCGACTGAACACCAACCATCTCAATATCAAACTGAGAGGGCGACCAATTGTAACTGATATAGCCATTAGGGCCTGTCTGCGTGCATGCAGTATTTGGGTTGTAATCAAATGCATTAGAAGCAACCCCACCTTCGCTAGAAAACGGTACTCCGCCAAGCTGTCTTTGAGATTGCCTTAATTCTGCCTCTAGCCAGTCGATAACACCCAAAGGAAGGGAATAGGCTCTTTGGTTGTTTTGAAGCCCAAGAAGACCCTCTTGTACGGTCCATAGGTTTAAACCCTTGTTCACCCATGAGCTTAAAATAAAGTTCATTGAGCGTTGAGCGGTTTGTATTTGTTCTAAAGTAATAGGAGATGGAACGATTCCGATGCGTTCGTACGCGTCAGTTATTATCTGCTCGCTCTGAGGAGAGGTAAATAAGTATGTTCCGGATGTAGACATCTATTCATTCCTCACATCTACCTATGATGCAGATGTCTCAAAGTGTCTGCCAATGTTGCCCTTTTACGAAGCAGCGGGTCTCTAGAATGCTCTGCTTTATGCAATCTAGCTTCAGGGATTTTTCTACCTTCAGGAATATGCAATTGCTCATGCAATGCGCCTTTTTTCATATGCATTTCTTGAATGAAGTTCTTTCGAGATCTACCCATTACACTTTAACTCCCTGCTGAATAAACGTAGCAGTTAAAGACCCTGTTCCAGAGTTAATAACAATTGTCGAAAAATTCGTGGCGGGAAGATAATTCCCAAGCTGACTCGTTGTAGCGTTAGTCATTCCAGAGATGGGATCAAATAATGTAGGTGTAATAAGATTCACGTTATCCAAAGTTGTTCCAAAGGTATAATTAATGGTTCCTGTTACAACAACCTGAATAGATAAGTTAGATACATTTAAGTAGTAATCGCTTTCAAACCATCTGGTCTGACCAAATGTTCCGGTTCCAGCTGATACGGCTGTTGCTGCGGCACTTGCTGAAATGCTTGTTACAGTATCGAAAACAACTGTTGTCGCAACCGTGTCATTATCAGGACCTGCAATCGTTTGGCTAACAGGTGCGCTATTAATCGTTCCGGTGATCGTAAAGTTAACACCTGACAAGTCATTTGCAGAAGTAAGCGTCACATAACGGTTGTAGTTGTAAAATATGACAGATGGCGTACCACCTTCAGAACTAGATGCTAATGAACCATTTAGAGTTAAGTTTCCGGCAGCACCAAGCGTTTGCAATAGTGCGATTGCATTATTACTTGCTGCTGGCCATACATAAACTCTTGGTTGCATTATTTTGATGTCCCTACTGAAGTTCCAACTGCAGAAGCAATACCTTCAACCGCCGCTATAGCAGGGGCAGCACTTGGGTCAATAGCTGATGCAACAGCACCAATATCTGACAAGGCTGTCTCAACATTTGCTGGTGTAATCTTCGATTGAATCAACTGGCTCGTCTGAGAGAATGCTTGGATTGCGCCTTGCACTTTCTGAATCTCAGCCTGAAGATTAGCCTTATTACCCAACATCTGTTCAACAGATGCCGTAATATTGTTAATTGCAGACATATGACTTTGAACCAATTCATTCAGTTCTTTAATCTTTGCTTCTACTGTATTAACTATTTCCATCATTCTATATTCTCCCTATTAGGCTACTGGTATTAGTCTGTAAGTAATCGTGTAATTAACAGTACTTGATCCACCACCAGCGAAAACTGCTGTGTCATTAGATATGTAAACTCCATTTCCCTTAACATCTGAGCTTAAGTTTGCAAGATTGGTTCCAAGTACTTTAGAAATTCTGTTTGAAGTTCCTGTAAATGTAGATGCTGCAAAAGTAGCTGTTGCCGCTGGTCCGGCAAGATCGGTCACCTTTCCATATTCAAGCCCTACATTCCCGCCGCCTGTAAACGCTGCTGTATTGTAGATGTAGTTAATAACAAACTCTTCTACGACAATCGCAGTACTAGGGGCACCATTAATTAGCTGAATAGGATTCCCGTCTATTGTAGTAAACTGTGCAGCTGTTAGCGTTCCAGTTGCAACGAGAGGCGGAGATGCATAAACCGCATTTGAACCAGTACCCGATCCTCCGCTTACATAAGTTGCAACACTTTTTGTATCACTATTGAAAACCTGCAGACCAGGTGTTATCGCTGTTCCAGTAGGCGGCAATGCATTGATTTGCGCTTGCGTCATCCTAGGTAATAGGAATCCACCATCTGTTGACTTAACCTCTAACACCGCACATACGGGCAAACTACCAACCAATGTGGGTGATGGCAACGCATCTACAGGACCTTTACCTGCAGCATGCGTTGTATCACCAACAAGAAGTCCTGTTAGCGTAGTAGGGGACAATGTATTAAGAGCCATAAAATCTCCTACAACTATCTATTAGGTACCTTGTGAGCCATATGTACATCTGAAGTTAGACACACCGAACGAATAACGTTCAATGGCTTTACACATCAAATTGTCTGTTTGGAAGTCTGTGTAGACATCTGTTTCAATCTTTTCCCTTACATAATGCTTAAAACCGTCCGGCGCATCGGTGACAATGAACCATGAGTTAGGGATAGTGAGAAATTGGTTAGTTCGATAACCTTTGGGCACAGATGAAACGTTATAAACCGCACTGATGTCGTTGTTCGCTGTGTTGGTTCTGAATGCAGATCCCAATAAACGTTCAGCAACGAATTGTCCTTGTGGAGGAACAATCATTTTCTCAGGCTTTGTCATAACAATTAGACCTGCTTGGTCTTTGAACTGTTGAATTGCAATGATTGCAGCTTCTAAAGAGGCTTCATTCAAGTCAGCAGCAACAGCAGGTGTATTTGCAACTGTATTACCGTCAATTGGATGAGCTGTACTATAAAGCGCTTGACCATCACCGATTGGATACGCATTGTTGAAACCATTGTTCAGAACAGATGCACCTAAGATTTCTTTAGCTTGCGCCATCGATTTCTTCAAAGACATCACCATCATTGGGAACTTGGTTTTATACAAGTTATCCATAATCGCTTGTCTTGTGATTTGGAACATCAATCCTACGTATTTATGTTGGTAGGAAGTCGTAATCCGTTGACCCATCGTATCGGTTGCAGTTGGCGCACCTTCTGCTCTGATTCCAGGCAAGCCTAAGAACTTCATTTCAACTTCTTGTTCAACAGCCTTATCGGATTCGTAGACATCAAAAATCTCGGACCACTGACTTGGATATTGTGCGTAATTTCCGAAAACCGCAGCTAGGCCGGGTTTCAGTAGCGATTGTATCGCAGAGGTATTAATTGCCATTTAAAAAACTCCTAAATTCCTAATCTTAGATTCCAGCTGTACCTGTTCC